CGCGCTACATTATCCCCAGGTTCCAGACGATTGCCTGCTCTCCTTACGCTTATTCGCCGGCAACCGTTGTTGGCCTCCCTGACGCTCGAACCCTTCAAGCAATGACACATACACTTTTGGAAGCTGGGGAGCGTCATGCGAGGCCACCCATCATCGCGACCGAGAACGTCATCCGCGGCGATGCCAACCTGTATCCGGACGGCATCACGTTTGTCAGCGAGGACTACGATGAACGCCTCGGCGCCAGCCTGCGCCCACTGATGCAGGATGCGAAGGGATTCCCGCTCGGCCTCGAGATGCGCGATGGTATCGTCGAGGTGCTGCAGTCGGCCTTCTACGTGAACAAGATCAACATGCCCGACATCGGGCGCGAGATGACCGCCTTCGAGGTCTCAGAGCGCATGAAGCAATTCCGCAGGGAGAACCTGCCGCTGTTTGCGCCGATCGAGCACGAGTACAGCGGTCGCATGTGCGAACTCGCATTCGAGACTGCGCTGAAGCACGGCTTCCTGGGATCCCCGCAGGATATCCCCGAGTCACTGCTTGGCCGTGACGTGCGCTTCAAGTTCGAGTCGCCGCTGTCCGAGTCCGAAGAAGAGAAGAAGGTCCAGCAATTCCAGCAGGTCGCTGGTCTGCTCGAGCAAGCCGCCCAGGGCGATCCTGGCGTCATCAACCACGTCGATTTCGGTATCGCACTGCGCGATGCTGTCCAGGGATCCGGCGCACCAGAAGCCTGGCTGCGTAGCCTGGACCAGGTCAAGAAACTGTCCGATCAACAACGGGCCGATGCAGCAGCCCAAGCGGAGGCAGCGGTAGCATAAAATGAAAAAAGACTTCGATGTCTTCCAGGTCCCAGAACTGGAACGGCATGAGCTGGTCGCCTTGCAGGTGACCGCCGATCCTAACGAGAATGCGACACCAGAGCAGCAAGCGATCGCCATCGAGGTGATCTGCAGCAAGATCTGCCTGATGGACATTCAGACCTACCAGCGGCGCTCGTTCGACGAGACCGCTTTCCTTAATGGCCGCGTGTTTGTGGCCAAAGAAATCTTCCGGCAGCGCCGCAAACCCATCGGTGAGCTGGATGCACAAAAACAGGAGAACTCCCAGTGAACATTTCAGATCTGATCAAGTGGCTTTTATTCGAGCAATTCATTTTCCGCATGGCCGACGACGATGGCGGCGGCGGCGGTGACGGTGGAGGTGACGGCGATGGAGGCGGTGACGGAGATGGCGATGGCTCTGGCGATGGAGATGGCGGCGGTGATGGTGACGGCGGCGATGGTGGGGATGGTGATGGTGACGGTGGCTCTGGTGACGGCGATGGCGATGGTGGGGACGGTGACGGTGGCACATCTACTTGGCGTGATAACTACCTGGCCCATCTTCCGGAAGGTGATGAACGCACTGCAGCTGAAAAGCTGATCGGTCGCTACACCGATGAAGCCGCGTTCCTGGCCGGCACAGTCCAGGCGCACCAAAAGCTACGTGCCGGCGAGATCTCGCTCGGCCTGCCCGACAACCCAACCGAGGAGCAGCTGTCGGATTTCCGTGTTGCCCAGGGCATTCCGCTCGATGGCAAGTACGATCTGACAAAGCTCGAATCGGGCCGTGAACTCAACGAGACCGACACCGAAATGATCGAGGCGATCATGCCGTTCGCGCATGAGCACCACGTCCCCCAGGAAGTGTTGGCCGGCCTGATCGATCGCTACATGGAGCAGACCGACAAGGTGGTCGAGGCGATGCACACCCAGGACAATCTCGATGCCCAGGATTTTACGAAGACGATGAAGGAGCAGTGGGGTGGCGAGTTCGAAGTCAACATGAATCGCGCCAACAACCAGATGAACCTGCTGCCCGAGGACATCCGCGACAGCGTCAAGCAGGCGCGTATGCCCGATGGCCGTGCGCTGTTCAACAGCCCCGAGTTCATGCAGTGGCTGGTCGGCGTCGATCGCCAGATCCACCCGATGGATCCGATCAAGGGCGGTGGCGAGGCCACGCTCAACGATGCGCGTAGCGTGATCGAGAAGGCGAAGGAGCGCATGCGTGACGATCCGGTCGGCTGGCACCGCGACAAAGCAGCTCAGCAGGAGTTCATGAATGCCCAGCGCATGGTTGACCAGTTTGAGGGTTCGCAGTAAAATTATTCACCTTCCTGGGCTTAACAGTAATCGGCCCAGGTAGACCGAGAACTAAGGTTTAAGCCCGGCCCAGTCGTAAGGATGCCGGGCTTTTTTTCGCCCGAGTGACAATTACTCCTTGCATGTTTCATGTGAAACCATTACCATGCGCGACCTCGCTTGGAGGTGATAACGCTGGGTAACCGGCGCCAAAGGGGTGAAGCCTACGCAGCCCCGCCAGGCTCTTCGGAGTCGGGTCTATCCAAAGCAAGCCGAGCCGCCCAGGTGTACCTGGGTAATTCCGTTCAGGCGGGATGTGCAACCGAAGTTATTAAGACTGCTCCCTTCGGGGAATGCGTAATAATCAAAGGCACTGGCCATGGTGACATGGTCGCAGTAAGAAAGTCGAGGTGTAAGAGGCAAGGGGTAGTGCGATAGTTCGAGGTGACAACCGAGGGCATCGTGCAGAGATGTTGGCTGGGGCGATGAGTGCTCTAAGTTGGCTGATCAGTCTGGTACCTGGTAGGGGAAGGACAGGTGGTGTGTGGCATTCGGTCGGAGCAATCTGGCTGCAACCACAAGCACCCGCACATCGCAGTAGGTTGCCCTGCACGGGTAGCTCAGTTGGTAGAGCGTCTGACTATGAATCAGAGTGTCGAAGGTTCGATTCCTTCTTCGTGCGCCTAATATGGCGAAAAATGCAAAGACGGGTGCTGATAGGATTGGTTAAAGTAGCGTAAATCCGTGACCCTCGGGGAACACGGAGTCGAGGACCTCGCAAGGGAAATCGACTTGATGCGGAGCGCACTCATCGGGTCGCGCAACCAGGTGGAGAAGTGAAGCATCGAGTAGCCGCCTATCTTCAAGTCACTGCCAGACTCTAAAGGCCGTTATGGATTCGTACCAGTTCGAGAATTTTCTGGGCTGGTGGATAAGTTGGCAACCGTGGGCGCAACCTGCGGGTAATCCAGCGAAAGCGGGTCTGCAGCAACCTTAATCTCAGGGCGCTGAACTCCCCATTTGTGTATCCATTTTCTCGTAAGTTATTGATTCGTAAGATATCGAGATCGTGGTACAATCCCCGCTCCACAAACAACCTGGAGCACCGTATGAAATCAGAACTGATTGTCATCGTGGATCGCTCGGGATCCATGGGTAGTGGGAACTACTACATTGAAGCCGAGAACGGGATCAACCATTTGATCAAGCAGCAGCAAAAAGAAAAAGGCAAGTGCCGCATTACTCTCACCCAGTTCGACAACGAACACGACACCGTGATGGATCGCGTACCGATCAAGGACGCGCCACGCTACACGCTCAACCCCCGCGGATCTACCGCACTGTACGATGCCATCGGCTTCACCGTGAAGCGCATGAAGGAGGCTCTCAAAGGTAAGAAGAAGCGCCTGGTCATGCTGGTGATCGTCACTGACGGCATGGAGAATGCCAGCCAGGAGTACAAGTCCGAAGACATCAAGGGCCTGCTCGACGGCCTGGACTGGAAGGTCACCTACCTGGGTGCCGACCAGGATGCGTTCCTGCAGGCGAAGCAATTCGGCCTGGCAGCGAACCACACCGTTAACATCAGCAAGAGCAAGATGGGCGAGACCTACGCGGTCGCCTCGAGCAAGGTGTCACTGATGCGCTCAGGCAAAGCTCAGTCGTTCGAGTACACTTCCGAGGAGCGCAACAACCTGGCATAATTGACTCGTTATGAGTCCGACAACTGCAGGGTAGAGCAGCTGGTCAGCTCGCGAGGCCCATAACCTCGAGGTCGCTGGTTCGAATCCAGCCCCTGCAACCAAGAACTACCGGGACAATAGATCCAGTCTCTAAAAATTGCGGTTGCTGATGGTCCCGCGCCACCCGGTATAGCAGCAGCTCGAACGAGCGCCTGGCCAGGCCCACTGCTGCGGAGAGAGACCGCCACCGGCTTACCCCTACGGCGGTCTTTTTTTTGCTGGCTCAGGGGTTGCAGAAATCTGGCACCATGTTCTAGAATTTTCATCGACGCTGAAAAGACCCTCCAACCCAGCGAGTCGGCCCCGAACAACACGGCCTACCCGACAGACCTGACAGTAGAGCCTACTCTGATCATGCGGTTAATTGACAACTAACTGACAGAGGAAACTGAATATGGCTGATACCGCCTTTCAGGAAATGTTCCGCCAGGAAGTCGTCATGGGTTTCGAGAAGGGTCAGTCCCTCGCTCGTCGCACCACCACAGTAGAAACCGAGATCAATGGTAACGAAGCCACGTTCCTGGTCGCGGACTCGGGTGGTGCAACTGCAACAACTCGTGGCGTGAATGGCGACATTCCCACACGTCCCGACAACCTGAACCAATTCACTGCGTTGCTGCAGGAATGGCATGACGTACCGGAGCGTACCCGCTTCAACATCTACGCCAGCCAGGGTGATGGTCGCCGGATCATGCAGGAAACCTCCATGAAGGTCATCAACCGTAAGATCGATGACGACATCTACACGGAGCTTTCAACTGCTTCAACAACCTGGGGCGCCGCGGCAGCAGCTACTGTCGCACTGGTCTCGACCGCTCGTACCATCCTGGCAAATAACTTTGCCCTGGACGAAGAGCCGTTCGCGATCATCACCCCGGCATTCTGCGGACAGCTGATGGGCTTCCAGCAGTTCACCTCGAGCGACTTTGTCAACCTGAAAGGGTTCGAGAACGTCAGCAAGAGCCGTGCCTTCAACTGGTACGGGGTCAACTGGATCGTGGACGCGGGTCTGCCCGGTACCGGCACCGCCTCGGCAACGTGCTTCATGCACGCGAAGGCTGCGATCGGTCACGCATGTGACATCGAGAACATCCGCACCGAGGTCGGCTACGACCGCAAGAATGACAAGTCGTGGGCGCGTTGCACCACGTTCATGGGTTCCCGCCTGCTCCAGGACATCGGTGTAGTGCGTATGCTCCATGACGATACCGCCGCGTTCCCGGTTAACACCACTTAATCGGAG